CTGATGTTTCTGTCAATGTAGATGTAGCCTGAGCTAGATCTGAATAGATTGAGAATACAACTGATGAACCTGGCATTGCCTGTTGTACTGGCTTGACATCTGCAATCGCACGCATTACCGGAATGGAGCGAAGCGCCATTCTTACATACTGGTCGTATGCGGTTTTGACGAGGTTGCTAATGTCAGATGTTCCTGTTAAGGAACCTGCTGGAATTGCCATTAGGCGCTACCTTTCGTTGTTGGGTTGAGTTAAAGTCCAGACTGACGAATAATCTCATCCAGCTCATCTTTGCTATTTGCATTCATAAGACGGGACATCACGTCTGCGCCTCGTTCTGGTGACAGTCCTGCATCAGCAGTACCAGTCATCTTCTTGTATGCAGCAATATCAGCTGGGTCAACATTCGTAGTTTGGTTTTGGCCAAGGTCAATACCGAATACATCGGCATAGTCCTCAAGCCACTTAGACACAGACTCCTCAGTTGGGTCAATGTCCTGAGGTATAAACGAAGCTATCTTCGTGTTTACCCCGCGACGTTCGAGGGCATCCTTGATGGATCTCTCGCGCTGGGCCTTGCTTAGTCCTTCGAACTTATCGCGGAGTTCCGCTAGTTCTTTGTCCTTCTGCTTGGCTGCTTTGCGTAGTTGTTTAACAAGGTCATTTCCTGACTCATTCGTATCGAAGTCGTCATCATCCTCGTAGTCGTAATTGGACATATTGGTCCTTCTCCCTATTCGTTAGTTGAATTTCGCAGGCCTCACATCAAACTGGGGAATCTGATATGGCTCCTGCTACTGGATTTGATATCACTCCAACGGTCCAGTCGTCCCGTTGGCAGGTCTATTTATATTTGGCCTTGGCCCATTGCTCGTTCTCTACCGAGAGCGCCTTGTGCTGTACCTGCGCCACCAGAGAAGGATGCTTGCTCCATTCTGGTTATTTTCTCACGTAGCTTCTTTGCTTCTGCAGCTCCTGCAAGTCCGTAGACTTCTTCTTCTACTTGAGCTTGTCCGTAAGGACCAGTCTTATAAATCTCTCCAAGGAAAGCGCCACGTGGTGCAATGTTAAGAACTGCTTGAGCGCCTTGACGCGCTGCCTCTGCAGTCACACCTTCACGCTGTAAGAACTCTGCACGGTTTACATCTGTGCTAAGTCCTGCACGTAGGTACTCTCCACCAATCTTGGCTGCACCAATCTTGGCTTGAATTTTTGTAAGTGCGTTCTCTGGGTCAAGTACGTACGCCAACAGATCGCCACGAGATACCTCTGGGTAGAACTGCTTGATAGCTTCTACGTATGCCTTTGGTCCCTTGTCCATAAAGTCTGTGGCTCTTTGTACGCGATCTTCTAGTTCGGATGCAGAGACATTACCAGCAATGAGGTTAGTAAATCCTGGTTGTACTCCAGCCTGTCCTCTTTCGTAGTAAGAGGAAGGAAGACCGTAGTTACGCATAATGTTCTGGTACTGGTCTTCTAGTGCAATGTATTCTGCTTCATCAAGAGCGCGGTATCCTTTTTGAACACGTGCTGCATTACCAGCAAAGCGCTTCTTGTATGCGTCTGTCTCACGTAGTTTAATAGTAAATTCTGATGGAGATATTCCAGTAACAATAAGACCCTTAAGAGGTTCTACTAGACCTTCTAGGCCATACTGCTTAAATTGTGAGTAAAGCAAGTCATAAGCAGATTGGCGCTCTGCTTGCTTTTCTCTTGCAAGAGTTTCGGCTGCAATTTGTGCTTCAGTTTTTAATCCTGAGGGCGGTATATTGCTAGTTAAAGGTCCAGTTTTACCACCTGCTGCTTGATTCTTTGCAGCAGTTGCTGCATTGATAGCAGCTCCAATAGCAGCGCCTGTCTTACCTGCAATGGCAGCCTTGTATTCAGCATCTGTTAAGTCTCTAGTTGGATCGTATGAATCACCGTATTTACCAGTTACTGGGTTAATTCCACCACGTGCTGCAAGATAAGCCTCTGGTGTTATTCCCTGCGATGCTGCATTTGCATTAATAACCTTTTGATTAGTAGAAGATAACTGCGATAAGTTAGTTACAAAATTGTCGGCCATTGTTACCCCTGGAATCCAAAGTCACGCAACACTTGTAGCGCTGCATTTGAAACATCATTTCTAGCCTGCTCTGTGTATTGCCAGCGATTGTCCTGACGTAGAGCCTTCTTAAAGTCATACAAGTTCATATCGCCTTTATCTGTAATAGCGCTACGAAGCAATGGGTCATTAAGGTCGATCTGGTCTGGGTCGCCAATCTCTAGTACATTAGCCATTGCTGTACGGTATGGCTGGAATACTTGAGACAAGTTATATCCCTGTGCAAGTAAGTCACGCACATACTGTGGCTGACCTTGTGCTGCTAACTTACGAGCATCTGCGATAACGCGATTAACGTCAATCTTGCCTGCTGCAATACCAGATAGAACCTGGTCTACATTAGAACCACCAGGAATAATGTCTGCTACTTGGAATCCGTTATCGCGTGCAGCCTTGACCAAAAGGTTATAGTTGGTAAGCGCTTCTCCTGAGTATCCCTCAGTTGTCTTGCCACCAATAGTGCCTGTTATAGCGCGGATAGATGACGCAAGGAAGTCATCAATAAACGTTGTATCTGTTTCCTTGTTTGTAAGGTAAAGGTTCTCTGCCGCTTTGCGAAGCGCTGTAGGATCTGACGCAGCTGCTGAACCAATCTCTGCAGCACGCTTTTCAAGAGAGCGTACAATCTTTTCGATATCTTGCTCGTACTGAGTAGTACCGTCTGCCTGACCTGATTCCTGTAGGTCGCGGTAGTTGTAGTACTGGACAAAGCGCTGCTTAATTCCAGCTGAGTTCTTCTTGTACCAAACGTCATTACGGATACGGCGAACAAGTTCTTCATCTGTCATCTTCTTCTTAGGATTTACGTAATCCTCGAAGATTAACTTTAGGCTTGGAATGTTCTTAAACAAAGCCTCAGATAGTCCGTACTTTTCTGCAATATCTGAAATAGCCGCTTCTCTTTTAATGGCAACTTCACCCTCTGGTACGTACCCTGCAGGCACACCACCAGTAGTGAATGTAGGTTCAAACACAGTAGTGTCTAACGGTGGAGGAGTAGTCTGCTTATCCTTTGACTTATCTCCACTACCAGTTGCTGGAGGCTTTTGTCTTGTAGGTGGTGTCTTAACTTCTGGAGTTGTTGTCTTTGTTTCTGCAGCTACAGCCGGAGTTCCCTGTGCTGCCACCTTTGAAGGTTCGCCAAAGCCAGGTATATCTCTCTTAAATACTTTAGTGCGAGCAACTGTTTCAGAGACACGAGCGCCGACAGACTTTGAATATGCGTTCTGGAAAGGCTTAACTAGCTCTTCAAGTTTGTTGTCAATCTCTTTTGCTTCTTCGCCTTCAGTGTCTATCAGTAAACTTTTGCGCTCAAAAAGGTCGTTTATATCTTCCTGTATTTCAACAAGATCCTTGCCGCCTTCAAGTTTATCAACTCTTTCTTGAATCTGCGATAACTTTTTACGGCTTTCACGTACCTTTATCTGTAGAGCATCAAAGTCTTTTTTAGCCTGAGCGCGAACCTCTGCTGGTTCGTTTGGGTTCTGCGCTCTAGTCTTATATAGGCTCAACTTGCCTAGGCTGGTTTGATACTTAGAATTCTCTGTTACGTAAAGTCCTATAAGTTTTGTTTTATCGGTAGGTAATGTTCCAAGAACTGGCATTATTGCAGTCCTCCAAGTTCTCTTAGCATTATCTGATTTGCTCGTTCAGCACGAGTCTTCTCTGCTGCACCTGTCTGTGCGACTTCTTCAGCAAGAATTTGTTCTGCATTAATGCCACCTGATTGCACTAGGTTGCCTGCTGCATCATAACTTTGCACTACAGGATTCTCTCGAAGTTCACGACGAAGAACTTTCTTAGCTTCAGCAATCTGTTTTGGTGTAGCACCATAGCCTGTAGCGTCTTGATAAATCTTATTTGCAAGTGCTTCAATGTCTGAATCGTTAGCAATGTAGGTTTGACTTGTGGTTCTAGCTTTGCCATCTCCACCAGCGCCACCAAAGTTAATCTGCTCATTAAGGAACTCATCTCGGCCAATAGGACGAATGGCAGATATAGATAGGCGATCTTCTTCTGCTCTATCAAGAGCCTTCTGTAGAGCAGGTGTATACTTAGTAGTTACTGGACCTCTGTAGTATCCAGCAGACTTAAGAAGTTTAGAATAGCCACTGACAAGAGCAGGGCTTTTAGCAATAGCCTTCTTGAATTCACTGTATTCGGTTAAAGAAGTAACTGTTGGCTGACCCTCTTGGTCTGTTTCTACAGTAGACTTTACCTTGGCTACGCCTTTACTTGTTCCTACGCCAGCCATTTAGTCTCCTAGTAATCTGCCAAAGAGTACATTGTAAGCACTCTGTGTGTTCTCGTTGTATGCTGCAAGTTCACGCATCTTGATAATCGTTTCTTCCTTATTCATATCTGCAAGGAATCGGCTGCCACCAAAGGTATCTATTTCATCCTTTGTTGCTTTGTAATCGTTGTAGAGTTTAAGCATTTCACGAAGTTTGCCTGCAACCTTAGGGGAAGCTGTAAATGCTGACTTCTCGCCAAGCATCTTCTCAAGGTCGTTGAGTGCTTTCATACGCTCAATAGCCTTCTTACCGCCCTGTGCAAGTTCTTCTTGTACTAATGGGCGGCCTGCCTTAAAGGTTGTAGCCCAATCTGTAAACTCCTTACGGAGCTGTGAACGCTCAAAGTCTGTGCTAACAGCCTCAAGGTTTGTCTCGTATTCGTTCTTCTTTTCGTAGTAAGCCTGCATATCTGCTGCAGTTTGTGTCTCACGCAAGAAGTCTTCTACACGCTTATTCTGACGTAGACCCATATCGGTCATAGTCTTGTACGCATCCCAAGAGTATCCACCCTTGTGAGGGATTAGGAATGCTGCAGCCTGTGGGTAATCCTTAAATAACTTCTCGTTTGTGTCTACGAAGTCACCAGATTCCTGTGCATATCGGAAGTATGCAACAGTTGAACGGTCTGATTCTGATATGGTAAATGGCATCTGATCTGGATAACGCTTTACCCATTCAGTCATTGCCTTGTCATAATCACCGTATTTGTCTAGTATGCCATACCAAGTCTGCTTGAATGATGCTTCACCATTGTCGCGTACCCAGTCAGCCATATCAGACTTCAGCATTACCTGCGCTGTAGCAGGAGCTGTAAAGCCATATACAACACGCATTCCTAGAATGCTCATTGTAGTGTTCTTTAACTTTAGACGGTAAGACTCTAGTTCAGCTGCGCTGAAAGGTACTGGTACTTGCTCACCGTTAACAACCTTGTACTTCTGCTCAAGTCCATTACCGGATGCCTCAAGATAAGTCATAGCCTTACGCATTGCTGATGCGTACTGACCATCTCGCTCATCCTTATTCATAGCAGCGTAGATGCGGTTTACGTGTGCTGGTAGGAATGCTGAAACCATTGGTTGGTCTTCTGCATACTTACCCAAAAGGGTAGTTGTAATACGGTCTGCAGCCCCTGGATTAAAGATATTTACTAGGTTTGTTGCAACCTTGATAGAGAATCCTGACAGTGGACCTGCAAGTGTAGGAATTGCAGACTCTGGGTTAAGAGATGGTGTAATCATCTTCAACTTAGCGCCGAATTCTACAGGGAATGGCACCTTAAACTCTGCTGGTACGCCTAAAGCCTGCATAGTTGTCTGCACTGCCTTGTAAACGTACTGTGTTCCTGGGTATAGGAAGTATGGTTCGCCTTGATCGTCGTACTGAACCCAACCTGAGTGGGTAATACCCTCATAGGTAAGGCTTGCCTTAACGATTGACTCTGGGTTGTAGCGTACAACGCGATAAACACGGCGATAGAAGTCTTCAGTAGCACGATAGAAACGTGCAAAGTTACGAATACCAAATGCTAACTGTGTTTGTACTGCAGGATTGTCCACATACGCAAGTGTTTGTAGGCGTGCGCGGTCTTCTGCAATCTCTGCTAGCTTGTACTTAGCATTTTCTGTAGCACGTTCAATAGCCTTTGGTGAAGTTAGTCCCTTTGTGTAGGACGCAATGAAGGCATCTTCAAATCCAGTACTCTTAAACTGCTTGCGAAGTTTAACCATCTCAGAAATAACCATAGGTTCACGTGAGAAACGAGCGTTAGCGTTACCTAGCCAGTCCCAACCCCACTCCATAAAGGATGTAGCATAGTTTCCAGTATCAGTAATAGGCACTAACTGTGGGCCAACAATGTATGTTGGTACATCTGCCTCTGATTTTGGCAAATCATCTAGGCCAAGTTTACCAGTAATGCGGTATTCGCCAACTGTGTCGTCAAATGAACGCACCTTACTGAGAAGGTCTTGGTTAATCTTGCCGTCTTTCTTAACAAAGAGTTGCTTTGCTGCATCATAGATGCGCTTAGCGTGTTCCTGCTTAGAGATTCCACGCTCTTCCATACGGAAGGTTGATACTAACTTAGAATTCTTTGGGTCTTCAAGCCAGTCAAAAATCTTCTTAACAGCTGCTGCTTCACCGACTGCATCATCTGCAAGGTTGGCAACTGCAATACGACCTAGTTTGTCGTTTGCGTAGTAACCGATACGCATAATCCAAGCAACCTGGTTTGCTTCATTAGCAAGAGGAGCCATCTGGGTGTATCCACCCTTGCCTCTTCCAAGTGCTGCTCTACCCTTTTCAAGATCGTAGGCTAATTCAGCTGTGCGTACTTTGTTCTTACGTGCAAAGTTAATAGTACGTGTATATGAGTCAAGTCCAGTAAAGGCATTCTTACCACCTTCGACAACATCCATAAGAGCGTTGTCTAGGTCGCCGTATCTAATCTGTTCTGCGAGAACATCTCTATCAGCCTTAGTAAACTTACCTAGTCCAGTGCTTTCATAGAAACGAGCCATCTTGCCCTCGTTCAAAGCACGTGCAGTAATCTCACGAATCTTCTTGATATCGCCATCAGCTGCCTTGATTTCAGAACCGTAACGTTTGGCTTCTCGCTTGTTGATAAAGCGCATAACTCCACCTAGTGGGTCTGCGCCTGTCTTCTGGAAAGTAGTTAGTCCTTCTTCAACTTGACGTGCTGTACGTAGACGAGTTGATAGAGCGCGTGCTTTTACTAGACCAAATGGTGATTCACCGATGGCAAGGTGTACAAGCAAATCTTCTGTAGCGTTACGGATTGCGTAACGTGGACCGGCAAGAGTTAAGAATGACCAACCTGTGGTCATCTTCTCTACCCAGTCTGAGTGTGCTAAACCAAACATACGCTGGATAAGACCGGAGCGTGCTGCTGCACGGTCAATATCACGAACGCTAAGAGTCGTTACATAATCTGATACGTCAGATAGGATAAGCGCAACTTGCTCACCATCTGGAAGAGCTGCTGGATTATATCCAGTTACAGGATCTGTAGAAGCAAACACTTTATTAGGACCCATACGCATAGGGTCAGCAATTACTTTGCCTTCTTTGGTGACGTTAAGTCCACGAATATCAGCAATAGTACCTTGTAGGCCATAGAAGATTTCCTTCTTGCGTCCTACTTCTGCATTGTCAAAAGCCTGAGCAATAAGTTTAGAGTCATTCTTTGGCAAGATTAAACGTGCGTAGCGATATACCTTTTCGGCACCATCTGCAGATGTGACATCAAAGAGGCTGTCTTCAAAGAAAGGTATTAGGCTGAACTTAGCCTTAAACTTGTCAATTCTGTATTGGACCTGTGCCATAGAAAAACGTGCTGTCTTTCTAGCATCTGCCTGAGCTTTTACATTTGTAACGATAGTTTCTTTACCGTCAATGATTGCCTTAGCAATACCATCATCTGTTGCAGCGCCTGCAAAATATAGGTCATCAATAAAGCGTGGAGCAATCTTGTCCATATCAAAGACACGGTTTGCTGTAGTTACAACATTAACACGAGCCTGACGTAGTGGGTCCATACGTGGAATCATCACACGCTTACGACCAATCTGGCCCTTCATCATATCTTCTACTTGCTTTGCATCCATAAAGAATGCTTTTGCTGTAAGAGCATCTGTGACAGGAACTTCAATATCAATGAACGATTTGATTACTGGATCACCGAACTCTGGTGCAAGTGTATTAAGACGCTTCTTAATATTTACCGCTTCTTGCGTATTGCCATCAGTGATAGCTTTTTTATAGTTAGCAAGTTCTGCACCGTACTGGTTCCAGAAATTTTGCACCTGTGGCTTTGCAAATACTTCGTCAATTTTGCCGCCACCAAGAACTACGTCTAGTGAATAACGTGAGATATCAACCGCACGCTTTGCCTTACCAGCAACAATAAGTGGGTCTGCTAGTACACGAAATGCTGCATCAAATGCACCTGATACTGCGCGATAGAAAAAGCCTGAACCTTCTACCTGCTCTGGAGTAATAAGGTTTGCAACTTGGCGACCAGGTGAGTACTTGGCTGCCTGTGTTGCATCTAGTGCATCTTGAAATAAATCATCTTTGTTTTGTGCAGCAAGAGCTGCTACAGCACGCTCTGCCTCACTACCAGTAGTTGCAATATCGCTGAGTTTTTCACCAGCTGCTACACGCATTGCTACGTTTACACGGTCTGCACCGAACTTAGATTTAGCCTTTTCGATGCGACCAGTATTAAATACCTTATCGCCTTTGTCGTTGGCTTCTGTCCAAGCAAATCCAATTTCGCCACGTTCTGCGATAGGGATAACTGCGGCACGATAGGCACGAGTTGTTAGGTCTGAAACTTCTTGTAAACCCTGAAGTAAAGCACCACCTGTGTAGTGCCAAGCGCTACCTAACCAGCCACGCTGTGGCTTAGTAGCAGGATCTTCTTCTCCGGCTACGCGCTTAAGCGCTGCCTGTTGTTCTGGAGTCTTAGAAGCATAAGCACGCTGTGCTGTTTTAGCTGGAAGATTAGATAATTCACGATGAACAGCAAGAGTAGTTTGCAACTCCTCCATTGCTTTTCTTTCATCTGGACTTAAACCTGCAGCAGCTGCGGCTGCTTTTAGATTATCAGCCACCTAGTCACCTCGCGCTACTGCTTCTGAATACAAGATAGCAATAGAGCCATCGGTATCAAAAGGTAGAAGTTTTGCTAGAGTATCGGAAGTTTTCATAACTGCTTTTTTCATACCAAGGATAGATGATCCTTCGCCTGGACCTGCATCTGTACCAACCATAACATCTTCTGTTAGGCGTTGGCTGTCTGAAAACAAGCCGACTGGCTTGGAGACTGCCGCTTCGCGTACTTCTGCTGCTGGTGTAGGGCGTGTATCTGGAGTAGTAGCAAGAGGAACTCCAGACTTAATAGCTGCCGTCTCTTTACCTTCTCCGTAGGAGGTTGAACCCATATCAAGTTTATCTGTACGGGTTGAATACTGTCCTGGACCGGAAGGACCTGCTAATGGGTTCATTGGCGCAGTTGTCATTTGTCCTCCTCTAAAGTCTCTAAGTCTTGTGTCATTTGTTCCCACACTTTGTTTTCTTCTACTGAGCGATTAGCGTGGTAGATGCTCAGTTCGTATAACGCTTCAAAAAATCCTGATATTGCTTGCATTAAGTTATATGCAAACTCTGCAAATACAACTATGAAGTGAGAACGGCGTACAGGAGGTGGCACTTTATTATTTTGCATCTCCTGCACGCCTTTCCACTAATTAAGCCTTCTTGCCTTTGCGAGCTGGTCCGGCATAACCGAAGTCAACTTTACCGCCCTTAACTGATCCTGCCTTAGTGTCAACCTTGATTGGCTGTACTGGGGCTGGAGCCTGTGTTCCTTTGTTCATATTTGCACCTCCTTCGGTTACGCTGCGCCGGTGATACCGGCTAGTAGTGTGGCTATATCTGGAGTTTGACCAGTAGCAGGGGCCTGACCACTTTGTTCTTGTGGAGGTTGCTGCGAGGCAGGAGCGGGGGCCGCACCTGCTACTGGAAGTTCTGGTGCCATTTCTGGCTGTGGTTCTGGTGCAAAGACCTTTTCCACGATTGATTCTAGTGCTAATCCTTTTTGGCGACCCTTGATAACCTCTGCGATACGAGAGACAATCTGTGAAGGGTCTTGCCCCTGCGCTGCGAGAGCAGGTATTGCCTGTGCATACTGGGCCACAGAAACACGAAGAGCGTCGCGCATTTCTTCAATATCAACACGCTGTTCCTCCTGTGTGACGTTAAGGTCCATTGGAATCTCACGACGTACATAGTCGCGGGATACCAACTTGTCTGAACGCATCTGGAGTAGTGCAATGATTGCACGTGATGGGTCCATACCAGACATAATTCCGTAACGTACTTCTACACCGTACTCACCACGAATGTCGCGTCCTGGTGTGTACTTCAAGACATAAGGTGTTCCATCTTCAGAACCCTTGATTGTCTTCTGTACGCTACTAAATAGCTTCTCGTCTACCTCAAAGCATAACCCAATGAGATCGCCAAACATTCTGGCGAATTGGGCCTGTGCGGATTTAATCTGAGTATCAAAGCCAGCCTGCAACTCTTGAACGCCACGACCAGTAATAACACTTGCGTTGATGTTTCCGGATCGTGATTCAGGGTAACGAGCGCCAAGCCGTAGTTCACGTTCTAGTACTCCTGACTCAGTAAAGACTCCTGGTGGTAGTTCTAGTCCAACGCGACGAATGTTCTGCGGTTGGGAAGAACGCATAATAGAATCTGGACCGAGTGCAAGTTCTTGCACATCCTGTGGGATAGCGATAGGTGCTTGGATAGACTTCTCTGCTGCTTGAATCTGTAGGATTGCAAAGCGAGCGCGTGCAAGCTGTACTGCCAAGACATCATCGAACTGGCCGCGTGCTTGTCCATCAAGAGATGGACGCATCGCTACGTGTACAAGACACTTACCAACTGGGTTTGGTGTGCGTACAAGAGTCAGGTTCTGACGCTCTGGTAGATAAATAGTCTTGCTCAGCGTCGTGGTAACGAACCATAGTGATATATGGGTTACCAGGCTGGTAGTTATTCTTCTTGTAAATCTGTTCTGCAAACTCTGGGTACTGAGATGCAAGAGTTTCTGTGTCAGTATTAAGAACCTGAGTCAAAGAAACTACGCGACCAAAGCGGTCCATCTCTGGGTAGCAACCCCAAGGGTTAAGTAGGCGCATACGTGGATTGTTAGAGTCGTAGTCCATCTCGACCATACCAATCATCATTCCGTATGTGTTATACCAGTCAGCACCTTCATACATCTGGAGCTGTAACTCTGATACGCCAACATAGAAGTTAGCGATACGAGTTCTAGTATCAGCAGCTTTACGCGCTGAATCGGAAACCATATTGGATGCAGAGCAGTTAAAGGATGGAAGTGGTGCCATTGCTTCTGCCAAGTCACGTGCTGCAACGTCAATAAAGTTGGCAACGAGTGGCTTAGGGTAATCCTCGGAGAACATCGAAGGATAGACCTTAGATAGATCTCCTTGACGCACCGAAAGGACGTCACGCATACGCTGGTCGCGTGCTGCAAACTTGGTCTGCAAGCGACCTAACTTCGCGTTAACTTCTTTTGGTGTTAGCACTGGGGTTCCTTAATTTGCTGTGTTTACGTAAATGCCGGTCTTCTTAGCTGTTCTTGCCTTGGCCTTTTGGTTGGCAATGAATGCTTTTTCAGAAGCGGTCATTGGCTTCTTGGTTGCCTTGGCTGTTGGCTTAGGTGTTGGCTTCTTCATTCCTGGCATTATGTCTCCTAGATTACTTAGATTTTAGGGCGCTTTTGCCAAGACGTGTACGATTAGCACGTGCTGGTGTAGCATTTTTTAATACATCTACTTTTAGTTTACTAGCAGTTTGTCCAGCATTATTTTTTGATACTGGCTTGTTAGCAGCTTTTAGCGCTCTCTTCTCAATCTTTGCGGCAGCTTTTGCTGTTTTATCTGTTGGCTTATTAACTGCTTTCAATGCCTTTGCTGTTGATTTAGCGGCTGACTTTGTTGCAGCTTTCTTAACGGCTTCCTGTCCAACTTTCTTTGCTACAGCGCGTGCTGCGGCTCCGATTGCTAGTCCTACTAATGGTGCTGGCATTGTTATCTCCTTAGACGAACAGTTTGTTCTGGTTGGCAAGCATCTCGTCTATATTGACGACTACTCGTTTGCGCTTTTCTGCGCTAGTTAAAAATGGATTCTTCAAGTGGTGCGTGGCGTACTGGCCGTAGTTGAGCATCTCTCTTGCTCTAATCTCACAGAA